GCATTCATTCCACCAGTATATTTGGTAGGAGTCTTATTTACAGTAGCAGTAGCATTAGGATTGTTCATGCCACCTGTCTTCATTTTTTTTGTTGCTAGTTTTTTCATTGTGTTGTTTATATTAAGTTATTAAATATTCCAATACTTTTCTACTTTTTTTGTAAGATCTAATAAGATGTTATCATTTAATGGGTTCTTTAAGAATTCTACACAATCAGATGCATTTCTACCCATCATTGTAGAACTGTCTGTGTGATAGATAAATCCATCAGATTTAGGAATGATAAACTTGTAATAAGTACAATCTCTAACAATAGCTTTAATTTTTAATGTTTCCATATCTAAAGCACATGCATCTAAGAAAGATTGAGCTGCTCTTTTTACACTTGGTTCAACTCCTTCTCCTCTGATAAATCTGTCCATGTTATCATAAACAATATCATTAGGAGTAGACTTTTTGTACTGAACACTGTTACCATCAACAACTTTAGCAACATATAATAACTTGTTCTGGTTCTTATCAAATAATTTGGTAAGTTCAGATATAGCTTTATTTCTAAGTTTACTAATCTCTGTTTTAACAGATACTGTCTCAATAAATTTATCTAAGAAAAATTTAGGAGCTACTGCTCTACTTCTAGCATCATCATAACTTTTAGCTACTATAGAAAATCCACCTGCTTCAATAGCATAGATTTTAATTAAATCATGAGGATCTTTTACAGGATCTAAAATTACAGGGTCATTACCACATCTTATGGTTATCTTTTCCCAGAACTCATGGTTATCAGGTTTTAGTAACTTTACTTTATTCCAGAAGTCTGGATCATTAGCATCTACAATATTAGCTGCAAGATCTCTTTCTAACTGAACAATTACTGTTCTAATCTCTTTAATTTTTGCTTCTCTTTCTTCATTGTCTTTTATCAACTTGATTTCAGGAGCAAATTCATTAAGACCAGTAATATACCTTTTAATACCATTTCTTTCTATACAAGCTAATTGCTCTTCATGAAAGATACCATCAAATAATGCTAGTCCATATTTTTCAAGACCTAGATTACTCTTATTAGGATCAAAGAACGGTTTGACAGATATACTGCCACTTTTAGCTGTCTCAGCTAAGGATACAATTGTTACACTCATGTTGGTTTGTTTTGTTGGTTTATGTTAGCAAATTTATTTATTTATTTCTCATTTTGCAAGTGAGAAGTTGCCCCTGACAAGAGTATCGCTCTCTAAATTGTGCTACACAATCAGGGGGATGGTACCTTGTGAGAGGAAGAGAAAATCACTAAACTTCCTCTCAGGTACTAATTTTATTCTGTTTCTATAAACTCTAAGTATTTTTGATACTTGCGGTCTAAGTAAACAGTTGAGTCTTTGTAGAGTAAATTTGCAACAGCTTTATCCTTATTTGCATGTAGATCAATTGTCCACAAATATTCTCTTTTTTTAACTTTATGGGGTTTGGCTTTAGTTTTTATACCATTTTTTTGTATAAAATTAAGAAATTCCTGTATAGTGTTAATATGACCACACAAACCTAATGATGTTTGTTTACCATTACTTAACCATCCATCACCATCTACTACACCTCTCCAAAAATCTTTTGAATTTTTTAATTCTTCATGTGGAATAATAGCATAAGTTTTTCTACTAGTAAAACCCATACTTATTAATTTATAATAAATAGGTGTTGAACTAAAAGCTACTCTGTAGTGTCCAGAACCTAGTTTTCTTACACTTATACCTTTTCCAAAAAAAGAAGCCATTTTTTCAAGATGTGTTTTATCTTCTGAAGATAATGTAGTTGATATTCTTGGTCTTTCTTTTTCTATATGTCCATCAGCATATAAAAATCCTATCCAGTATAAACTTTCAGGTGTTAGTATATCCAAAACTTGATGGTTTACTTCCCCTAATAATTTACTTTTTTGAGCTGCTTGTGATCTTGTTCTTAAAAGATTTAGCTCTTTAAGTATTTTTCTAAGAGATTCTCCATCCATTTTTAATTGATGACATATAGGTTTAATTGCCATTCCTGAGTTATAAAGACTTATAGCCTCTATAACTCTTGAGTCTGTAGATTGTAATTTTTTCATATTACAAATCTACAAAACTCATTTGTTATTTCAAAGAACTTTTACCCAGTTGGGTGGAATAGTTATCAACAATATATAAATTGCTGTAACTGCTTGATTATCACTAAAATGAACCCCCTGTGATAGGATTTCTCATTACTATTTTTAGTACCTTTGTGGGATCCTTCACCCAGATAGCTGGCATTGTTTGAGTCATCATCACACGGTATCCATTGAAGTTACCATTAGACTGGAATCCTTGAGTTCTTCCCATATAGTCCATAGTACCATTTTGGTAGAACCACTTCAATTGATTATCCCAAGATAATTTCAACATGAAGATGTTGTCATTTCCTGTATCAGTGATATCAAAGATAACAAATGAGTAAGATGATAATGGGTTACCATCAATGATTGGGTTTTCAATATCATTAGTATGTAAGTTATCAAAAGCTGGGTTAAGTACAAACTTAACATTAGCTAAGAAAGGAATTACATAACTAGTGAAAGCAAATCCAAAGTTCAAGTCCATTGCACTTGTTCCATTGATTGCATTACCAATACCTTGGTTAGAAGAACCAGTTACTGTTACTAAACCTGAGTTTACTGCCTCACGCTTGATAGCTTCATTAACTAATCTCATACCACCCATACCTGTTTGAACAATTAATTGTCTCTTAGGATCTGGACCTTGGAATTCAACACGACCTGCATAGAAGTTATACAACTCTGCACGGAATAACTCTAAGTTAAAGCTAGACTTGTTGTACACTCTCTTGTAAGAGTTATCCAACTGTCTCCATAAACCTACAGATAAACGCATATCATCTGGACCATCTTGCTTAATTCTACCACCATGACCCCACATTAAGTAAGTTTCAATGTCAGTAGCAATTTTAGTCAAGTGAGCAGACTCCATAGTAGTTAAGAAAGTACGGGTTAAAGTACCATTACCTACTGCACGCTTTAAGTAATCTTTACCCATTGCAGATGCAACAGATTCAATTTTGTTTAAAGATGGATCTAAGTTTTTGTCAAAGTTTCTCCAGATCTCAGTTACAGGAACTGTACCATCTGCATTCATACCACCTTTTAACATCAAGTCTGCACGAGATGAAATAGAGTAGTGAACATGAGCTTCTGCTCCACCTACGAAGTTATAGAACTCACGGAAACCTGCACGAGTTTGGATGTCAGAGAATCTCTCACCATACTCACCACGAGCAGAACCTTTTCTAAATACTTTAGTTTGAGGAACTAAGTACTTGTTCTCTAAGAACTTGTAGTTGTCATTGTTTACTAATTGTACAGTGTAGATAAAACCATCACCCATAGGTAAGATATCATCTGCAGTAATGTACATCTCAACACCATTGTATTTGTCATAAGTGATGATATCACCATGTCCAAATTCACGCTTGTTGATTTTGATCTTGAAGGTAGTACCATCAACACCTTTTGTTTGGTTACCTGGTTCAATATCTTCAATGATGTAAGGAAGATCTTGAGATACAGGAGTTTGCCATTTGTACTCACCACGAGCATTATCAACCATGATAATGTTCTTACCACCAAAAGATGATAATTGGTAAAGAGGCATTTCTACTTTTTGAGACATTGCCCAAATGTCCACTGGTCCTAAGTCCATTGGTTCTGCATCTTTTAACATGTTCACCAAATGATAAGAATCAATGTGGGAACTTGCTTGGTAGTTGGTATCTCTTAGGAAAATACCATTGTTTAATACTGGAGTTGCCATTTTGTTTTGTTTTTGTTTTTAGTTGTTATTTTGTGTTTGTTATTATCTTTTAAAGAAGTTAGGTGATGGTCTTTGAATCTTGTTCTGCTTTTTCTCTCTGTAGTTATCTTCATTATCAGTAGCAGTTCCAGAAGTAATCTTGTTAGTTTGCTCTGTTTTTAACTGTCTAACAGTTTTTTCAGTAGCTTCTTTCTTACCAATCTCTCTTACTTTGTTTCTGTATCCATCAGGATCAGATAGTAACCAAAGAGCTTCACTAATCAATGCATGGTTAGGTTCTGCATATTGGTACTTTTCTAACAAGTGTCCTAAAAGATTAGTTTGTCTTCCAGACATAGATGGGTAGTTAGCTTGTGTTAAACCTGCAAACAATGTGTTTTGGGTTTTCTTATCTAACTTAAGACCATTTAGTTCACCAGGTTCTAATGTTTTATAGACATTGTCCATATACATTTGAGCTTGCTTTTGTTGTTGTTTTCTGATTTGTTCTTGTTGTTGAATCTGTCTAGCAACAATTTGTTCTTGCATAGCATCCAACTTTGGTTTAAACTTTTTAGCTTTGGAACCTAGTTCATCTCTATCTTTCCAAGCTTCAATTTCTTCTTCAATCTCATCTGCTGTACCAAAGTTAGTAGCATGTAAGTAACTTCTTACTATTTGCTCTTGACCATTTTCATCATCAACATCAAGTTCTCTGATTTCTTCTACAGCAGCTAGTGATCTGAATAAACTTTTTAAGTCTCCACCACCATTAGCAACATAATGTGCTGCTACTTGTAGTTCTTCTGGTAAAGCATCAAAGAATTCTGCAGATACTTCTTCTTTTAACTTCTCAGCTTTTTCTTTAGTGTTAGCTTCAAAAAGTTCTTCAAAGTCTTTAATACTATATTTAGATAGATCTTCATCTCCATCAAATGGAACAATAAGACCTTTCTCAATCAGTTTACTAGTTAATTCTACAATCCCAGAAGGTCTACCACCTTTTTTAGTAGTTTCTTGCCCTTCATCATCACTTGTCTCAGTGTTGAGGATGTCTTCCAAGACTTCTGTTCCTTCTTTACTAACTTGTTCTGGAGTCTTTTTAGCAGTATTAGCTTTAGCATCTGACTGGGTTTCAGTTTCATCATCTTCTTCAGGTTTGTCAAGGAACGATAGATCTACTTCTTTTCTAGAGAAGATATTAGGCTTCTCTTCTTTTTTGGTCTCTGGTAACATTACATTTTCTGCTCCCGGAGTACCTAACAATTCATCAAGGTTAATATCAGCTTGTTGAACTGTTGTTGTTTCTTTGTTGTCTGTCATATTTGTTGGTTTAGTTGAATGACTTACTATAATAATATAACAAAAATAATTATTTAAACTTTAAATATTTATATTTATGTTATACCTGTAAGAAAATAATTTTGATAATATGGCTATAAGTACTTTTATATTTTTACTAACTTGCTTGGTTAGTAATATAATTGTCCTTATTTTTTGCTCCATAGACTATTATTTCTTCTTATTGTCTTTCTTATTACCAGGTTTATCATACTTGTTTTTATTCTCCCTAGCAATATTAAGATCCATTTGTTTCATCTGCATTTGAGCTTGTAACTTCTCTCTTTCTATCTGAGCTTTTTCTCTATCATTAGTCATTCTATTTGATTCTTTATTACTTTGAAGATCCATAGTTTGTTGGAATTGCTCACTCTTTTGAATTTTGTCAAGAGCATCCATATAGTCAGATTGTAAGTTTTGGTTAATATCTTGCATAGCTCCATAACCAGCAGCTCTAATTTCTGCAATAAGAATATCTTTTCTTCTATCTTTCTCAGCTTCTTGCATTTTAGCATCAAGTTCAAGTTGTTTTTCCTGAAGTCTTGTCTGCATTTCTTGTTCTTGCATTTGCTGCTCATGCTGCATTTGCTCTTGTCTTTGTTTATTAGCTTTATTTTCAATACCTTTAAGACTATTAGTAAGTTCTCCAATAGACTCAGTTTGCATAATGTTTCCTAAATCATAGATAGTAGCACCTGCAGTATTATTATTAAATGCTAACTGCTTCATCTGTTCTAAGATAGCTCTCTGATTAGCTTTAGTTGTAGCAAAAATGTTAAGATCTCTAAGTAGTAAATCTGTACCATTAATCTCAAAATTAACTTTCTCATCAGCAGATGACATGTATTGAAGCCTTACTGATGGTTTTTTAGAATGATAATATTGTGCTAAGTCAGTTCTCATCTGGTGCACTCTAGGCATTAGATAGTCAGAGTGTTGTATAAAGTAAGTTTCTGTTTGAGCATATGAGCCAGCTACTGCTTGTTCTATACCTTTAGCAGTATCAGTTTGTCCTATTTGTTGTCCAAGTCTTTGTGGTGTAATACCAATTACTTCAAAGCACTGTTGCTTAAAGTAGTTAGCCATCTGAATCCTGGACATCATCCTTTGAGTTTGCTCTAGATTAAGAACTTGATAATGTTGGAAGTTTAAGGCATTCTCAGTATTAGTAATAGATGTATCTAAAGGTAGCATTTGAAAGTTCTTCATTGCTACATATGCTTTTTGGAAATTGTTTTTACCCCAGTCTTCACCAAGTGAATGTTTAGGTAAAGCATTCTGATCCAACATAACAACAGTACCAATCTCATCTACTAAGATATCTGCTATCTGGTTATTAACAATATTGTAACCAATCTGGTATGGTTTCATTAAATCTACCATAGAAGTAGATCTTGTATTTCTATCATTAAACACTGCACCTTCTACAGGAAGTTTACATCCATAAAGAGTGCTGTCACCTTTGAACTGAAATTTAAGTGGTCCAATAGTATTTTGGTCTATACCTAAATACATAGGGTTAATACCACCCGGGTTATTCATACCCCAGAAAGATGGGTGATTAGGTCCAATCTTTACACCTCCCCAGGTTTGGTTAATCCAAATCCAGTCTATGTGTTCTCCAAATATAAGGTTGTCCTTAGTTTTGTTTTTAACTAAAGTTGTATCATATACTGGTTTATCGGTAACAACATAGTCTTCTGTTATGATATCAGTAAGAACTTCACCATTATCTGAGATCTTAGTTAAGTGCCCTACTTTTCTTTGAGACTTCCAATATGCTGTAGTTACACGGAGTAAGAAAGCTGCACCCATAGGAGCATAGTCTTCATTCTCTGCCATGATCCAGTTGATAATATCTCCACCATTATAAATGAAGTTATCATACATAGATGTGAACTGTCTATAAGCTAGACCAGGCATATTAGTGTTCCACTCATGAGACTTAGTAGCATCATAGTAAGAACCATCATTTTGGTAACCTTGAAGTGGGTAGCCAGCTGACCTTACGGGGTAGATGGCTTCTATAGACTCTAACTGTTCTTGAGTCATGACATAACCATATCGGTCAATCACATCTGCAATAGTCATCATCTCGATTTTACCCACCCAATTACCTTGGGATATATATCTTGCTTCTGGTGACTTGTGATAGAAAGTAAGAACCGGGTTCCATAATTCTACATCATAGTCATCATCATTCATTTTAAAATGCCAAAACTCTCTATCAGTAATTAGCATATCTCTAAAACCTCTTTCTTCTAACTCATCCATCTTGAATCTTTCTTCATCAATTTTATACTGATGAATAGCCCATTGTTCTGACATACTTCTGTAGTCTTTATCAAAGAAAGATTGTATTTCAGGAAGAGTCTTAAGGTTTTCTGGAGAAAGTTGTTGTTGCATTTGTTGTTGAACTTCAGGATCATCTTGATCTAATCCCTGCTCAATCATTTTTGCAAGTATCTTTTGCTCAGCATTTTGTAAAAGAACTTGTTCAACTTGCATTCTTTTTTGCTCAAGCATTTCATTATAAGAAAACTCATCTACTGCTCTGAATGTTATTTTAGAGTTTCTTTTAGCAAACTCTGCTGTTAACACATTAATAACATTTGGTATAATTGGGTAAAACTTTAATTCTAAAGCACTTGGGTCTTCTTTAGTAAGAGTATCTACCAAGTCTCTCATTTCATTATCATCCTCAATTATATAGTCAGTTTTATCAATTACACCTTTAGCTAACTTATAATTCTTCATAAGTCTTCTAGCATTTCTTCTGATTTGCTTAAGACCATTCCATTCTAACCAATCCATGCACCATGCACTCCACTCTGCATCCTTTTCTTTTCGTGGCAAAAACTGTAAAGGTTGAGTAATGGATCCCATCCTGTTATACTCAGCTTTTTTGCCACTCTTCATTTGTAAAGCATTGAGAACTTGCATATTATATTAATATATAGTTTGTATTATTTTTTCTTATTCCTGATAATTTTCTAGTTAAAGTATTAGGTCTTATGTTATTTTTAAGAGCTGCTTCTTTAATTGAATTATATACAATATTGTTATTTGTATCTAATACTTTTTTGCTAGCAGCTTCTATTATTTTTTCTACTGCCTCTAATGTATGTTTTTTACCATACATTCCATGTTTAATTCCTGAAACTTTTTCTGATATTTTTTGTTTACTTTCTTGAGAAAGTATTCTACCAAAAGCTCCTTCTCCACCATCTGTAAAGTTACATAAAGAACCTTTTTGAAGATCTTTTCTGCCATAAAGATTTATAAATTCTTTTTCTTTTATACAAGCTTCATCCCAAGATAAATTTTCTAACATAATATCTACTTTATAATTAGTTGTAGATACTATATTTTTCCAATGCTTGGATCTTTCAGATTTATCGTAAGCTCTTCCATAGTCAAGTTCTTTTCCTATACCTATATAAAAAACTTCATTTTTATCTAATCTTATATGTCTATACAAATAGCAAGTATTCATCTTATATTTTTAAAAGGATTTCTTGGTGGTCTATTACCAATAGATCCATGCCCCATACCAATATGCTTGAAGGGGTTGTTAGTAAATTTATGTAAATTTTTTGACTTTTCCAAGCTTTTTTTACCTGTGTCCTCAAATCTTTTCATAATACCCCGGTTAGCTTCCTGAACTTTAGCAAAAGCTATAAGTGCTCCAAGTGCTATCAATCTATCCACATTCAGTCCTTCTCTGTAGTGAGTCATCTCAACCATAGCCATAATATCAGGAATTCTCTCTATACCATAGGTTGTTCTTACTACAGTTCCATCATCTTTAGTTTCTACATCAACTTCTTCTTTACAATAATCTATAAGATATGGTAGAATATGAGTTTTAAACAAGGTCCCGGTATTTCTCCATCCATACTCTTCATAAGTAGACTGAGTATATTCTATGTCTTTTCTAAAACTAATCTGACTCTTAGGGACAAGATACTTCTGTTTTCTCTTCTTAATCATATAAGTAATAAATCCAGGGACATTGCTTTCTACAATAGTCCAAGCATTATAATACTCAATTATGTGCTCAAGTCTTTCATGAGTTTTGTTAACATCATCAAACCTACCACACCAGCTAGCTACAATTTTGTCTTGTTCAATATAAGTCTTTATATCTTCACCGTCTTTTCTAGTTACTTCTATAGGAATCTTGTATATGTAAATAGAACACAAAGATTCTGAACTAGTAGTCTTACCTTGTGACACGGGGTCAATAGATGCATAATAAGTTCCCCACTTGGCAACCGGGTCTGGTCTCTCATACAATACTATGACACCGGTCTTATCCTCAGTATTCTTACTTATAGGAAATTCTTTAATAGGTATTTTTCTGCTTTTCTCTACAGCAAAACTACCGTCAGCATTCTTGTTAAGTTCCACATACTCAGTAGAATACTCCTTTTCTTCAATTCTTCTCTTCTGAGCATTAACCAAATGCATAGGAAAAACAGAGACTGTTCTTGTAGCAAATGCTTCTTCTATATTTCTAGGGTGCTGAGATAATTCTAATTGAAAATCTTCTGGAGATAAATCTCTCTTCTTCTTAACAAAATACTCATCTAAAGCTTTTAGTGCTTCTTCAACCTGAGAGTTACCATACTCATCTACATAAGGAGGCATAGACCACTGTTCTGGAATAAATAATCCAGACTTACCAAAAGTTCCTTTATCATCTATAAGAGCGGATTCTACATAAAAGATATCATTAGCTTCTGGATGTATGATCATCTTTCTCAAAGGTTCACACTGATCTAAGTCACCCACAGATCCAGCAGCTATGAAAGTACCCGTGGTAATCATACCTGATTTTAATGCAGGTTTCATATAACCATAAGTCTCCATCATATGAGGAGCAATCCCAGCTTCTTCATGGAAGAAGTAAGTACAGGGACCACCTACACCTGCAGTAGGATCTTTCTCAAAAGATGTTCCTTTTAGTACACCCTTTAAACCTTTAAGAGTTTTTCTATTAGTCCCGGGCACAGTTGTCTCAATCTGTTGTTGCCAGTCAAGAACTTTACCGGGATTCATAGGTCTTAACCAAGCAGTGTTATCATCTAAGAAGTTTCTATACTCATTTAAGAATCTCCAAGTATCCTGAACATATGTCTTAAGACTACCTCCTATTTTTAGGATAGGAGTTTCTTCAAACCAGATACAGTTGATAAGTTTAGCTGCATGGAAATAAGAAGATGCTATCTGTCTTTTCTTTAGGATAGCAGCATGTTTGTAGTATAATTCTGCAAGAACTTCATACAGTGCTAGGTGATATTGAGCATCCCTGACATCCGGGAAAGAGAATTTTCTTATCTCTTTGTTGTTGATAGGTAAGAAGTTTAACCACATGTAGTATTCTCTGGTAAGATACCATGTGTTTTCTCCACTCTTAAATATTACACCTTTTCTGCATTTAACTTTTTGGTCATCCCAATATGTAATAAAGTCTTTACTTTTTACAGGAGCAGCACAATAAAACTTTTGGTCATTGTACTTTCTAGCTTCTGCATTAAAGACAAAAGCAGTTTCATCAAAGTTATACTTACCAGGTTCTTTAAAAATAGATAGAACAAAGTCTCTGAACTCTGTCCTACTAGAAAAGCTAGTACTAGTCCAGGTACCATTATCCCAGGTAGGTATATCTGTGTAGAAATACTTATCCATTTAAAAGTTTTTTAATCTCCTTAGAATCTCCATCAGTTTAAGTAATAATGTCTACTAAGGTACTATGTTTTTTAGAAGTTAATACATCTTTTAATGTACCATTAAAATAATCAGCAATTTCATCTCTTCTAATTGCTGCCCATGTTTTTGATATGTGGTTATAGTGAAACAACCAGTCATATAAGTTATCTTTATTGATCATATGCTAAAGAGCCTCCACCTCTTGTTCTAGTTTGTTGTTCATCTTGTAAATCTTTGTAAGCACCTTTGAAAGATTGTCTAATACCTTCAAAGTTTTTAGCAGCACTAACTAATGCTGTAATGTTTCCATCTCTACCGTGAGTGATAGGTGTTTTCTCCATGTAGATAGCTAATCTATCTAACATAGAACTAATACCTCTATATGCTCTGGTTGTAGGAGTTTCATATAACTGCACACACTTAGCTAATGCATTAATAATTAAATCATCTTCTGTACTAAACTCTGCTTCAATGTCTTGTAGTATGATTTGCTCTTTGTCATCTTCCGGGATATTAAAATAAGGATTAAGATCTGGATTAGGACATGTCATGTAGAATAGATAAGAATATACTTTTAAGTAATCATCTGGAAACTCATCCATAATTTTCTTTAAAAAGCTAAGAGTATAACAATGCTCTGTAGGAATTATCTTACCGTTTTGTAGATCTAATAGTTTTATCATTTTTTTCTTTAATTAGTTTTTTTACAGTAGGACAAGGTTCTTTTTCTTTCTTCTTCCAAAACTGTTGTTGTTGGTATTCATCATTGCTCATCATCTTCAAACTTTACCTCTGTATGAAATGTTATTAAAAAGTCTTCATAAGAAACCTCAATGCAAAAGCTTTGACCATTGTCTAGATAAATAACTGTGTAAGGTTCAGGTTCACCTTGATCATTTACAGATTCTCTAAAAGCTATTAGAGAGGTTATATCTACTGTAATTTTAGCAAAGATTAAAGACTCAATACCTAAGTCTTCTTTAAGCTTCATATTTTCTAGCACTAAGCCATATTCTTTAAATACTGGTTTCATTTTTTATCTTGTATATAATTTATCATTGCAATAACTTCATTCTTTAAGTATGGTACTTCATATGGTACTACAGTCTTTACTATAGGTTCTCCATTAGCATCTTTTTTATAAATAGGATAACCAAACTTATCTTCACCCTCTTTCTCAAATATTACATGATGCAAAAACATTTTACCTGGTTTATACCTAGGATTGTGTTTTAGGATTATGTACATATAAGTGCTGAGCTGTAAAGAATAGTGATTAAAGTTACAGTCATCAAGATGTTCACAAGGTCCAATCATTTTTTGAGACTTACCTTCCCAGTTTACAAAACTAGCTTTCTTAATCTCTTTGTTGGTCTTGTAATCTACAATCTCTACTGTGTCTTTAATAACTTCTATTTTATCAGACTGTCCACAAATACCTGCTGACTTTAAATATACAAAATGTTCTGGATATATACCCTCAGTAAGTTTTTGACTTGGTGCCATTTTAACATCACCATCCCATATAGGTTTAATAATAGGAATATCTCTACCCTGTCTTTGAATTGTATCAAAGCTAATTAGGTCAGACTCTCTTTGGTCATGATACCAAGATCCATCTGTAACAGCTCTGTCACCTTCTTTAGCCCAGTATTCTTGTATCTCTTCAGGTTTAAGTCCATACCATTTTGATCTTGGGTTTTTACTAGACTTAACAGAAGCAGTAATTGGGTCAAATGGTTGTTTAAATTTTCCTACAAATTTAGTAACACTTAACCAGTCTATGTTCTCATTAGGATCAAGACTTTGGTACAAGTGGTTCTTTGCTGTGAATATTACTGACATTTTGAGTTGGTGTTTGAGTTGGTGTTATTTTATGTCTATTTTCCATTAAGTCGCATACCCATTTATGTTGGATATCTGATTCACAAGGATCTACAGGTTCAAAGATATTATGTTTTTCTTCTACTACTGGAGGAAGACCTGTTAATTCACTTATTATTCTTGTACCTTTACAGGTAGGACAAGGATAAGCTTCTCTGGGTAATTCTAGCATGAATGGATTGTCTCCTGTACCATTGCATATTGGGCATTTTTGAAAACTCATTCTTTATCAGGATTATAGTTTATTTTAGTATAGTAGATATCTTCTTCTGCATAAGTCATAAGAGCTTTCCACTTGGGTCCATTAGGGTGTGGGCACTCTGAAGCTAGTGATCTTGCTTTTAGAGATAGCTTACAACCACATTCTCCACAACAAGGTTGAGTTCCTGGTAATACACATTTAGATCCTTCCCTGTCTACTAATTCACAATCATTACAAATAGCTAATCTATCATAAGCTATTCTTTCTATCTTAGGGTGTCTTACCCAAGTATTTTTTATTCCTTCAAGTATCTGGAGTTTGTTCTTCCAGATTGTCTTTAACTTTTTTATCATACCTCTCTGTTTTGATTTTATTAAGTCTTTCCTTTTCTTTGTCATCAGCTTTCTTAGCTTTTTCAAGTAGTTCTATCTTAGATTCATACTCTTTTCTAGCAGCATACTTTGCAAAGTGACCATCTAGTTTATCTATGATGTTTTTGTAGTTAGCTACTGTTTCATCTATCTTCCAGGTCTTTAATTTAAAAGTACCCAGATTTAGTATCTCTATAGAGTTCTCATCTATACTACTTATTGACTTTCTTACTTTTTCCCAATAAAAGTTTATAACATCATCTACTAATTCTTGTGATAGATTTAGTTCTTCAGCTACAGACTTTTTAAACTCCTTTGCTTTCTTGGGTATCAATGTGATAAATTTTATAGTTTAACAATATGTTACCCTCTAGTTGCATTTGGAGTTCTCTATTAAGCTCTACAGTCTTGTTGTGTCCCAAACCCTCTTTACTAACAATATTATAATTTATCATCTTGGTAAGACAGTTTCTTACAGTCTGAGGTGTTTTAAATATTGTCTTTATATAAAGAGAGTTAGGTTCTTTCTCCCGGTTCTCAGGATCACAACAAGCATTACAAAAATTAGAAAGCTCAGTCTTTTTATTGAGACCTAATAGAGTAAGACAGTTCAAGTCTGATTCACTAAGTGTTATTCTCTTGATATAACAATAAGTGATTATCTGGAATTTGACAATCTCTTCCAGAGTCATATTGACCTTTTTATCTACAATATTAAACTTAGCCATGTTGGTTTGATTGACTTAGTTAAGCTTTTTTTAATTTTCTCTCTTTAGGGGACTGAGCAGGTTGCTCAGGTTGAGCAGCTTGTTCTTGTTCAGGTTCTGGTTCTTCTTGTTCATCTTGAGGACCTGCTGCCATTTGAGCTTGTCTGATAATCATCTCCATTCTCTTAGCACGGTGCATCTCAATCTCAGCAAGTAATCTTTCATACTCTGATTGAACTTTAAGTACTTCTACTTGATTTGTGTAGTATTCTACTACTTTTTTTCTTTGAGCAGATAACTGTTCTGGAGTTAATTCTGCTGTCTCTTGGTTGGTTTCCTGTGACATATTTATAAGTTTAAACTTTACAAATGTAAATAATTAATTTAAACTTACAAAGTTTAAAGTCTTATTTCTTCTTGAATAAGTAAACTATTAATATGAGAGACAGTAATAATAAGATTAAAGCAAAGAGAAATTTATTAGAATTTAGGAAGTCATACTTGAATACAGTCTTTTCTATAGGAACTGGTATTTCTCTGATTATTCTTATAGTATCACACTTCCCTGTAAGATATACGGTTGAGTCAGTAGTATTATAAAAGTATTTCATGGTAAGTCTACCTTCTTTTATAATCACTGTGTCTTTTTGGAAATAGTCAAATTTAAATACAGTATCTTTTTTTACTTGAGATATTCTTACAGTATCATGCACCAGAAGTGTGTCTTTTTCTAAGACATGTGGACATTTCTTTTTTATTCTAGTCATATGATAATCACATGAGCAAGAATAAAGAAATATAGATAAGATACTGATATATAGATACTTAAGCATTGTCTTCTTTTTTATCTTCTGTAAAGAAGTTTGTAATAAATTTACCAGCTACTCCTAATACAAAAGCTACTACAATTATAGCTTTTACTTCTTTAGGGGTAAAGATTTCTTTCATCTTATCATACTCTAATAGAGCACCTGCTGTTATAAAAGTCCCGGTAGCTAAGATAGCATCACCAATCTTTCTCCATTTCTTAGGAGTTGGAGCCCAGTATTTATCTTTTAGTTTCATATTAGTGTTTTACTGCTGCTTGTAATTGAATCTGAACTAGTTGCTCAACACTTGCTGAAAGCTTAGTCACTGTTTGTGCTAGTGTTCTTAGTTCTAACTGGGTAGTCTGTTCTAATCTTTTTACATCACTGTTAAGCTGTAATTCTACTAGCTCTATTCTACCTTTGTTTTTACCAACCTCTTCTATGGCTTTTTTGGTATCATTGTGGATAATCTTTAAAAAGTACCCTAATATTAAGAGCAGGATTCCTATTAGTCCACCTGATATACCCATAATAGTTTCTGCTAATTCCAATGTCATATGCATAATAAATAAATATATAATAATATAACAAATATAATTTATATTTCAAAGGAATGCAAACAAAAAAAGGTAGAGATTAATCTACCTTTTCTAATGTTTTTTCACTTGTCTTTTCTAGCTCTTTAGCTATTACTATTAAAGCTGTTTGGACTGCTTGGTGATCTTTAAGATTACCTACAAAAGCTGCTGCAACATTTTGAATAATCTTGAGAGCTTCTTCTTTGGGCATTTGAATTTGTTCACTCATGGTTGTTGGTTTTTAATTATTGCAAATATAATAATATTTTATTAAAATCTTTGAATAAAATTTACAAGTGTTTTTACTTGTATCGGTGTAGTGCTTGCTGTAGCTACTGTAGTAGTTAAAACCCCACAATTTAAAATAGCACCCGCATTACTTGCATTAGTTAAAGCTCCTGTTGTAAGACTTGTGGAAGGTTTTAAAAAATTTCCTTTTGACCAAGGTCCAGCAGCAGGAGTAGATCCTCCATTACTTACTACATTAACTGTATGAATACCACATACTGCTGATGGTAAACAATGTTCACCAGAAGTTGTCATATAAGTAATAGCACAAGCTTCTTGTTGAACACCTGATAAATAAGATATTATAGATCCTGCCTCAGATGCTGAAGTTGTTAAAACATTACCTTCTGCTATTGATGTAATATCATTTGCATTTTTAATAGGTACTACTTGTCCATTTACAAAATTGCCTCTACTCCATTTTTGAATAGTAAAACCTTGACCATCTCCTGAATAGATCATAGCAAAATTATCTGTAGTATTAAAAACAGTATCACCAGCTTTAATTCTTCTAGCATTTAATCTAACTGCTGTACATGTAGGTCCTCCAGCACAAGCTGTTACAACATTTTTAGTTAATGTTAAACTTGTGTTATCGGTTATAGATTGAACTACATAACTTTCACCACTTGCAAAAGATATAGCATCACCAACTATCAGTTCTATTGTAAATAAAGTACCTGTACCGGTAACTAGACTAGAACCAGAAGATGTAGTAAATAATCCTGTTAAAGGAGCAGTTTCATTTAATATACTTTGTATATCAGTTTTACTTTTGTTGCCAAAAGTATATTTTCCTTTTGTTAATACTCCCATTTTAATATCTTTCCATAAATGTTAATAATACATAACCTAAAGTACTTGCTCCAACAGTTTCTAAGTTTCTACCAATAACACCTTTTACACCAGGACTTGCTGTATTTGAAATAGCACCTATTGTTCCAGATGATATTGCTGCATATTGACCTATTGTTAAACCTCCTGCAGCTGATGTTCTGCATTTGGCAATACCATGAGTTCTTATTGAAACAGTTTGACCAGTAGTTCCTCCATATTGTACTACACCTATTGCTCGATAAGGCGTTGCAGCAGAAGATGTGTAAACAAGTAACGCAGCTTGACCTGAAGCGTTTATAACTACACATTGACCTTCTGCTAATGTTGCTGATGCTGTCATTAAAACAGAACAAGAATTTGTCCAAACTTGTCCTGTATACCACTCAGTCATAGCATAGTCTGTATTAAAAACAGTATCACCTTCTACCATTCCTGTTAATAATGCTATCTGAGAAGTAGTTTTATTACCAAACTTAGTATTTGATCCTCTATAACTCATCCGTTTAATTCTTTTTTAGGTATTATTATACATGAAATTGTTCCAGCAGCAGCTGAAGAACTTGTTGCAAAACCAAATACTCCAAAATAAGATGCAACTGATAATTCCTGTGCTTTTCCTGATGATGCTGAAGTAGTTAATGGTGATCCATTTGCAGTTGAAGCTCTTACATTAACTCTCCAATTTCCTTTAATAGCAACTACAACAGTTCCTCCAGCACTAGCTCCTGCTGAATTTACAACAACACCTAATACTCTTCCATTAGCTGAAGTAGATGTAGTTTGACAAGATACTTGGGAAGCTGTCCCACCATTAGATACTACTACAATATCCCATTGAACAACAGCACTATCAGTAACAAGTTTAACAAAGTCATCACACATCCAATCAGAACCATCATAAGTCATAATTCTATCATAGTCTGTGCAATAACAAGTATCACCAGTTTGCATACCCGTCAATGCTTGTATGGTTGCTAAAGTTTTTAGACCATAAGTATAATCTTGTCCATTACTAATATAACTCATAATTAAGATTCAATATACCAATTAGTTCCATCTGATACAAATACATAAGCATCATATTGATTAAACAAGCCCAAACCAGTTGAACTTCTATCAACACCATCTATTGTAACACCAGCACTTGCAGTTCTAACTTGAATATTTGTAACTGTTGCATTAATCATTTTTATACCTACTCTTGCATTTGCAACAGCTGCTGGTAGTGTAACTGTTTGAGTTGCAGCATTTATTAAGACATAATCCCCGTTAGCTGCAGAATAAGTAGCACCAGTTTGTGTTGTTACATTCCACACTGAAACATTAGGTGATGATGCTACTAAACCTAAATTACCTAAAGCAGTTGCTAAACCTTGTAAAGTATTAACAGTAGCAGGTTGAATAATAGGAGTAGCATTAAAGAAACCTAATTTTTGAGTTGTGGCTGTTCCTATTTTTGTGCCATTAGAAGAACCTAAAACGATATTGTAATTATCTGCAATAGTTATTCCGCTACCATCTATTGTTGCTATTGTAGTTAATTGGTTATTCAATGATATAGAAGAACCCCTAATTTGAATAGGCAACCACGATAAAGTTGTCCTATTATATGAAGTTATATAAGAAGTTCCAGAAGTATATTCTAACTCAAAACCTGCACCTGAAATGGGAAAAGATAGCCCACCTTGAACTTGAAGACCACCATTTGTAATTTTTGTTGTCCCGTTTACTTCTAATCTTTCTGTAGGGGTTAGTGTCCCTATGCCCACATGACCAGTTGATTGAATACCTGCTAAATATGTTTTTTGACCACCAGTAGTGTTTATAGATTGTAAAGTTAGGTTATTGAACGCTTCTACTATACCATTTGTAGTTGCCCTTCTTATAACAAAATTTGTATCACCGAAGTATAAAGTGTTTGGTACTCTAAATAAATTATTAGATGTTATTATTCCCCAACCATAAGTTGAAAAAGGTGTTGGAGAACCCCAATCCCCTATTGTCATAGTCGGGTTTCCTGCAACTGTCCAATCAAAACCTAATTGCCCTTTTACACCTAAAGCATAATTATTAGTTATAGTAGCATTTACCCCAGCTGTAGGGGCATTTACATATAAAGAATAAGCATTTGTTATTGTAGATGCTGAAGTAAAACCGTATAATGGTGATAATATTTGTACTTCTTGCTGATTTGCTATTGTTCCAGAAACCCATTGTCTTGAACCTGGTGTATATTTAAAACTTGGGAAAGCAACACCTGAAGGAGAACTTACTTTTGAACCTGACACAAAAGTAAAATCTTGATTAACAGCACCAGATGAATTTTGCGTTGAAAAAGCAATTAAACTTGGGTCTATCTGTATATTTGTGTTTGCATTTACATTAAAATTTAATCTTGTTACATCATTTATTTCTGTTTTAAAGACATCTGTTTTAATAGTATAATTTGCCCCACTTGGACTTGCTTGGTTTAGCCAAATTGTATTACCACTTATTTTAGTAGTACCACTAATATCTAAAGAGTGTGTAGGTGTATTCGTGCCTATACCCAATCTGTTATTGGTATCATCCCAAAAGAAATTGGCATTATCTTGACTTAGTGCTCCAGAAACTCCAGCAAATAATACACTACCTGTTGTAACACTAGATATATTTAATTGACTAGTAGTTAATTGG